TACCTCTTATGGTAATTCAGTTGATATTACCACTGCGGCAGCGTATATTCCACAGTTATGGGCGAAGGATATTCTCAAGGCTCGCAGAAATAATCTTATAATGGTTGACAAGATTATGCACGTCAGCCCCGAAGGGTTGAAATATGGGTCTGTAGTTAATATACCTCGTCTTGGAAACGAAACAGCCAGAAACAAAACAGCTGGCTCAGCTATCTCGTTCGATTCAGCAACAGATACTTCAGTCACCATCAATATTACCAAGTACAAATATGTTGGTAAGTTGATTGAAGACATCGTTGCCGTTCAGTCAAACTACGATTTGTTCAGTAATTTTACCGGACAGATCGGTTACGCTTTGGCTAACGCAGTTGACGCAGATATTTTCGCCCTTACAGGTTCGATTGCTCAGTCCGTTGGTACCCACACCGCTGGTACGATTGCAGAGACCAACATTATCTCGGCTATTCAGAAATTGAATACCGCTAATGTTCCTCTCGAAGATCGTTATCTAGCCGTTGATCCCTTCGGATACGCTCAACTTTGTGCGATCACTGACTTTATCCGTTACGATGCTGGTGGAAAGACTCCGGCTCCAGTCAACTCTGGCGTAATCGGTGAGATCTTTGGCGTACAGGTCGTGATGTCCAACAACGTTGCTATCCCAACTGCAACTTCAGCCTACGGTATGCTTTTCCACAAAGATGCCTTCGCTATCGCCTTGCAGAAAGATGTAACGATGAGAGACGAGTATTCGGTAGACTATATCGGTACGAAATTGGTGGGGTATGAAATATACGGCCTCACGTATGCAAGGACTGACCATACAGTCTTGATTAAGTACACCGCATCATAGGATTTATATAGTACAACACTAGATAAATAAGAATTAGACCCGCAAGGGTCTTTTTCTTATGTATACTGCCTATTGACAATCGTGACTGATATATGATCATATCTAACATATGAAGTATAATAAAGAAAAAGCTATTCAAAAACTGATGTCACGAGTCAAAAAACTGAAGAAAGGTTGTTGGCAATGGACTGGTTATATTGATTATGACGGGTATGCCAGATATCCAACTGCTTGGTTTAGCCCACACAGGAGAGCTCATAAGGTCAGTTATATTTTATTTAAAGGTGAGATACCCGAAGATATGACGATAGACCATCTTTGTCGCAATAGGTCGTGTGTTAATTTCGCCCACCTCGAAGTAGTTACACGAAAAGAAAACGTTTTGAGAGGAATCGGGCCGAGCGCAATCAACGCTCGTAAGACACGCTGTAAGAACGGCCACTTGTTTGACGACAAGAACACAATCATAAGAAAAAACGGTAATAGAGACTGTCGAATTTGTAACGGAGAGCGTGGCAAGAAGTACTCCTTGACTGAAAAAGGCAAAGTTGCTAATAGAAAAAAAGCCTTAAAGTATGCCAAACATCTTGACAACTTTTCGCAAAAGTATCACAATAAAAGTAGTTAAAAATCGTGGTTCATAAGCTTGTGAGTTTCCCACGATTCTCGCAAGCTTTTAATAGAAAGGATACTATGAAAATAATTTGCGCAATGCCCTCAAGAGGTATTATTTTAACAGAAGTTCAAGACGCTTTAGACAGAGAACTCGCTAACAACGACCAAATACCTTTGATTCTAAGAACTCACGATATGCCCCTACCTATATGTAGGAATTACTTAATAGAGACAGCACTCAAGTTAGACTGGACTCATATACTTTTGATGGACGATGATGTTATTCTGCCTAAAGGTGGACTTAAAGAACTAATTAAACTAAAAACCGATGTCGCTATAATGGACTACCCGATGAAGTCTTTAGGAGCGGATAAGTCTTATGGTACGGTGGTGACAGATAAAGACAAAAGTGTAGCTTGGGCAGGTCTTGGTGCTTGCCTTATTAGAAGAGAAGTCTTTGAAAAGATAAGTCAGCCTTGGTTTGTTTGCACGCAGTACAGTATACGAAGAAGCAACAGTGGCCAGATAGGCTTCTTTGCCGGACAGAAGGACAGCGAGCAACACTCAGCCGGTGAAGACACTTACTTCTTTCTACAAGCCCGTAAAGAGGGTTTTAAGATGAAAGTCGCTAAAAAGATCGCAGAACATTGTTATATTGAGCAGATGGTCAGCCCTGTAGCTAATGGAAGGTATCAGAGTTCACATAAAATAGTCAAACGAGATCACATAGACGGAGAATTTATATGAAAACTATTGATTTGTTTGTCGGGCCGAGTCACGAACAATGGAGTCCTAAGTCGATTAAGGAAGGTATTGGCGGTTCTGAAGAGATGTTTATAAATTTGGCCTTTGAACTCTCTAAGACCTATAAAGTTACTGTCTGGAACAGGTGTCTTGAAGATGAAGGATTTTATTACACCCCTGATGGTAAAGTAGATCAGGGTGTTGACTACAAAAACTACGACGACTTCGATGTTACGGAAACCGATTACTTGATAATCTGTCGTAGTCCTCAAATGCTTCTAAAGTACAAACTAGATAAAGTTAAAGCCAAAAAGTACCTTTGGCTTCACGATACGATAAATCCCTTAGAAGTGATTTGTTACTTAATGGGTTTTGACGGGATATTTACCGCTTCCAAGTGGCACCAGGCCTACTATGTGCAGTGTTGCGCCCCTGAGTTTAGAAAAGAGATTATTGAGACTCGTAATGCTGTTGATTATTCACTCTTTGATCAGAAAGTAGAGAGAGACCCCTACACAATGGTCTACGGTTCGCTCTACAACCGAGGGTTAGTCCAACTACTTACCTTGTGGCCTAAGATCAAACTGGCCGTTCCTAAAGCCAAACTGCGCATCTTCTACGGTTGGCAGACGATAGAAAAGCTTATGCCCTTAAAAGAGTTCCAAACTTACAAGAAACAAGTCGAAGAGTTGATGGATCAAGAGGGAATCACTCACTTAGGAAGAATCTCGCACAAGGAAGTCGCTAAAGAGATGCTTGGAGCAGGTGTCTGGGCGTATCCTTGTATTGAGTTCAACGAGATTAGTTGCATAACGGCGATGAAAGCCCAAATCGGTGGTGCAATACCTGTGGTTGTACCTAAAGCCGCTTTGAATGAGACTGTTAAGTACGGAGTCAAAGTCTCACACGGTCAAAACTCCGAGGATATACTTAACAATTGGGCTGATGAACTGATAAAGATATTAAACGATCCTAAAGGTCAAGAACAGTTTAGAAAAGTAATGATGAAACTGTCAAAAGGAATCTGGAGTTATGAAAGTCTTGCCAAGGATTGGATTAAATTATTCAACGAAGGAGAAAAATGAAATTCAAAGCAAGTAAAAAGTTCTTGAACAAAAACTTCTCAACTATGGTAGGAGCAGGAGAAGGATATAAGAGAGGATTTGTTGACGGTATAAATTATATTATTGCCTCAGACCCAGATTTGTTCGATTTATATGGAGAAGTAGAATGGTGGGATTTAGAAGGCTGGGGAATGGCGCAAATAATCGAGGAAGCAATAAAAAAAACACTCGTGGAGGCAAAATGATTGATAAGATTATAAAGAAAGCCAAAACTTATAAGCAACACCCTGCCTTTGATAACTATGTCGGCGGGTTTAGAACTTACTACGAGGATGTCTTCAAACTCCTTCCTAAAAGCAAGAAGAGTTTAGATGTCGGCTGTGCTTACGGCATACTAGCGATGATGCTTAAAGAACGAGGCGATGACGTTACCGCCTCTGATATGACCGATAAGTACACTTCTCTAAAAATGCTCAAAGATGCTGGGATAAAGTTTGAAATAAACAATATTGAAAAAGAAGACCTTAAAGGCAAGTTTGACCTCATTACACTCACCGAAACCGTCGAACACTTCAATTCAAACCCTCTAAAACCCCTCACAAGGCTCTACAACGCACTTTCAGACGGTGGACGCCTCTTTGTATCAACCGTGATGAAAGAACGCCACGGAGAGACCACTTCAATGAATGTCGGCAAGAAAGGTTTGTGGAATGACCTTAAAAGTTGGAAAGACATCCCCGAATACAAAGGCAAGTGGAAAGACGAACATTGTTACCATTTTACCCAATTTGACCTTGTGACCTTGTTAAGTGAAGCGGGGTTTGAGATTGAAGGTCTGGGAGATGTTGGCAACTTTAGTCACTACATTATTGGTAAAAAATGTTAAGTTTGATAATTCCAACTCGTCGGGATAAGATTGATTGTCTAAAATCTATCAAGAAATACACCAAAGATTATGAGATTGTTTTAGCGTCAAGTAAAAAAGGATTTGTTGAGAACTTAAACGACGGTATCAAACGAGCCAAAGGTGACTATATCATCCTACTGCACGATGACTGCGAAGTTACCGAGGGTTGGGCAGACAAACTAGCAGACAGTGGCGCTTTCAAACTAGGCGAGTACAACGATTCGTTTAATAACTGGGGAGGATTCATAGACCCACCGGCATACTGTGTGAGCCCGTTTGAACACCCCGACTATGCCTACTGGTTGTGTCTGTCGAAAAAGGTAGTAAAAAAGGTCTATCCTTTTGACGAGAAGTTTACCAAACCCTACTACCAGGATGTGGATATGGGGCTACACCTTAAAAAACACGGTTACAAGATTGAATGCTTACCTGGTAAAATAATACATAGAAACGGTGAAGGTTCGGGAGTACCGGACGAGGGGCAAACGTTATATCTTAACGAGAAATATAAAATATGCTTATAGACAAACTTTTGGAATCAATTAAACCTTATAAGTTAGACATCAAGTCTGTGCTGGATCTTGGTACTCGTGATCTCGAACAGTCGATTGAGTTTTACTCCGTCTATCCTAAAGCCAAGATCTACGCCATAGAAGCTAACGTAGAGTCCTACAAGGAGTGTCTAAAGATCAAACCTGACTATGTAGACTTGTTTTGTTTTGCCGCCCTAGATTACAACGGGACGACTTCGTTTTATAATGTCAAACAAACCGACAACAAAGGCGCTTCAAGTGTGTTTGAACCCACAGAGCGGGTAGTTGGGGTTGACCTATTTAACGGGCTTGAGAAAACTACCGTAGTCTGTAAAAGGATAGAAACTTGGGCGAGTGAAAACAAGATTGATTCGATTGATTTAGCTTGGATTGACATACAAGGCGTCGAGATACCCGCCTTAAAAGGATTTGGTGGTTTGTTGGATAAAGTCAAAGTGATCGCTACTGAAGCACAGACAGGTACTTTGTATCACGGCAACCGTAAGTATGAACCGACACAGTATGATGAACTTAGAAAGTTCCTAGAAGAAAAAGGTTTTATTGAAATAAACAGAGACCAACCCTGGCCTCTCGAAACCGATGTCATCTACATTAGAAAATCTCTCACAATTTAAGAACCACTGGATAATCGGTAACTTTGAACCTTCACTTTTGAAGGCGGACTTTGAGGTTATGGTCAGAAACGACAAAAAACACGATGTATTCCAGAGGCACTTTCACAAACAAGTAACCGAGTACAATGTTGTAATTAGTGGCAAGTACAAGGTTGAAGATACCATATATGGTAGTGGAGACATATTTGTGATCCCGCCTTATCAGTCCAGTAAGTGTGAGTGTATGATTGGTGGCACGATGTTATGTGTTAAGGACAAGTCCGTCCCTAAAGATAAGTTTATGGGTTCGGTTCTTAACATCGCAATTCCTATGGGAGGTCGTAGTTCAAGATTCTTCAACGTCCCCAAACCGTGGATTCCTGTTAACAACAAAACAATGATTGAGAATGTGATTGACAATTTAAGACCTAAACACGAACACAGGTTTATTTTTCTTTGCCTCGAAGAACACAGGAATATCTTTGAACCACTGCTTAGCAAGTACGGACACATTATTTGGATAAAAGACCGAGTTGACGGTGCGGCCGAAGCTATCGTGCTGGCCAAACACATAAAAAAAAACAACGACCCCCTTTTAATAAGCGACTGCGACCAGTTAATAGAGATGGATTTGAATAAGTTTTACGAGAATCTTTTTACTTCAACTTTAGACGCTTCTGTTCTGACGGTTGAAACCGATGACCCCGCCTGTTCGTTTGTCAAAGTCAAAGACGGTTTAGTAACTGAGTCGGCCGAGAAGAAAGTTATTTCTAATATCAGCCCTTGCGGTAAACACCTTTTCAAAAAGGGAAAGTATTTTGTCGAAGCGGCCGAGAGGATGATCAGAAAGAACGACAGAACAAACGGAGATTTCTATATTTCACCCATCTATAACCACACTAAAAGGAAGGTTGGAATCTATCCAGCTGAAGGCTGGTGGGACATCGGTACACCTGAACACTTAAAGAGGTATCTTGATCACAAAACAACAAATATTTGAATTACTGGATAAGTGGCCGGTAGAACACGTATACCCTGATGAGATTAAACCAGAGTACAGAGCGCCGACTTGTTTTTGTTGTAGTAAATTTATTCGCAAGGCTTGGCATATTCATTATGAGATGAATAATCAACACAGGGAATTACATTTATGCCGCAAATGTGGTAGGAGGTATGGATGCGTTTGATTGTATACGGGACCAGGGCCGAAGAGGTGAAGGTCTATCCTTTTACAAAGTATGATTTTAAGTTCCTGCAGGTGAACCAGAGTAAAGACTTACACCAGGGACTGATAAACTACGACTATGACTGTGAGGAGACAAAACTCAAAGAACTGCTTAAAACCCTCCACCCTAGTCTCGTACTGGTACAAGGAGACACCAGAACGGCTTTCTACGGCGCTTTGTATGCGTTTGAATTAAAAATACCCGTAGTTCACGTTGAAGCTGGTATGAGGACGTTTGATCTTGAGAGTCCCTTTCCCGAAGAGGGTTATCGACAAATGATCGACTGTATTGCTACGCATAAGTTTTGCTCAACCGAAGAAGCAACTAAGAACTGCGGCGGTAAGTTTGTTGGACAGACTTCAATTGACACCTTAAAAGAATTTTTACCTAAATTTATTGAAGAGGACTTTTACATCGTTACCGTTCACCGGACGGAGAGTTGGGAGAAACTACCCGTTATAATAGAAACACTTAAAAAGTTTGACCAGTCTAAATTAAAGATATTTGCCCACCCCAATAGAGTCGGTCAGGAACTTAAAAAACACTTTAACTGTCTGGAACCGATGAATTACAAGGAGTTCGTTCAACTGTTAGGCAGAGCGAAGGGTTGTATATCCGACTCGGGAGGGTTACAGGAAGAATGCAACTTCTTGGGCAAGGAGTTTATAAGTTTACGAGACAAGACCGAACGTGGGCACGGAGAAACTTATAAGGTTGGGGCTACTAAATTAATTGTAAAGGATTTAGAATGAACGACTGCATTTTGTTAAATTGGAACGAACTTGATGTTTCTAAAGATTCGGTGCGAAGACTCTTAAAAGAACCTGGTCTTAATGTGATCGTAGTTGACAACGGTAGTGAAGATGGTAGTAAAGAATATTTTAGAAGTCTTGGTAATAAGATTAAGTTTGTTGATCTTGATAAAAACTACGGATCTTCAGTCGGAAGGAATAAAGGTTTGGAAGTTTCAACAGGTAAAAATATCTTTTTGTGTGACGGAGATATTTTGTATATCAAAGGTACGATTGCCGAGTATCAGAAAATACTAGATAAAAACCCTAAATCTTACTGTGTAGGCCAGAACTCGGTAGAACTCTTAAACAGACTAGGCCACAACGGCGCCTATGACATCGCTGACGCTGATTTTTCTATGGGAACTGATTATACCGTTGAAGAGTGGTTCCCGATGGCCTGGACGCAGTACGGGCTTTTTAGAGGGGATTTGCTTCGCAAAGTTAAATTCGTCACCGAAGGTGCTTTTGGAGAGGCAGGGTATGGATTCGAAGACGATTGGATGCACCACGAAATGAAAAGTTTGGGCTACAATTCCTCGGCTTGTTCCTTGCCGGTCTACTATCATTTTGCCCACGGAGGTTGGCGAGAACTAGGCAAAGCAAAAAAAGAAGACAAGATGAACGAACGCAAAAGAATATTTGAGAAGAAGTGGGGCAAAGGCGCAGGTTGGGTGGACTCTCTCTACAAGTCGGGTAATATGCACCTCTATAAAAAATAGATTTCGTCTTTCTTGTTGATAACAAAACAAGGAGATAAAATACTAACCTTCCTTCAAGAGAAAACTTCGACTGCTGCTATACTGGGAAAACTAGACGGAGCCACCGCCAATACTATTCGTGACAACGCTATCAATGAAGCGAGACAGTTTGATATAGCCAACTACTATCCTTTTTCCTGGCTTGAACGAACTACTACCTTAACAACCTCTGCCACAGGTTCGGTTGACTTACCGAGTGATTTTAACATTACTCACCGACCCAAAGATATTAGAAACGCTACCGATGATATATTCGGCCAACTGAACAAAGAACTCTTTAATACTTGCACTGGTAATAAGTACTACATAGATTTTAACACTTCGACTAATAAGTGGCAGATACACACCACTGCTGATTCAACTGCTTTAACGATAATCTATTGCTGTATCCCTGCTACTCTAACAGCAGACGCCGACCCCGACTTTATTCCCGACCTAATGGCGATCAAGTACCTGGCGGCTTCAAGGTACTGGCTTACCGAACGTAATTATGGCAACTATGACCGTTTTAACGCTATGGGACAGAAACGACTCGACCTAATGGTGACTAATGACAAACAATCTAACCCACAACGCCTAACCAGAGTAAGTGCGGCCAACCAAGGCTGGAATGTGGGGTGGTAATGCCATACGAACAATCTCCACAACTTAAACCTTATCCAATAAAAGATTTTCGGCTTGGCTATAATTCCTATTCATCCTCAAAAACTCTAATAAAAGACGGTGAAATTCCTTATGGTAAGAACGTCTGGCTAGATGATGTCGGTTCGTTTACTAAGCGCCCTGGTTCTGTCAAACACGGTGGCGAGATTATAAACGGTAAAGTACCTAGAAACGCCGCACAGTTTCGTACAACGGGAGTTAATGAGTTGATAGTCGCTTGTGGGACGCTCTGGAAAAAGAAGAACGGTAACTCTTGGGACACAATATCAGGTTTAACTTTCACAGACGATTTAGACTGGGACTTTTGCCAGACAGTAGGAACGGGTGGCAATACTTCTCGATTATATGGTTGTAACGGAGTAGATAAGATCGCTTATTACAACGGAACTACCCTAACCGAAGAAACAGCCACGGGTCTTGTGGGCGATCAAGTAGTGGCTTTTAACGGTCGTCTGTATATGACCAATGTTACCTACCCTGATAGAATCTACTATTCAAATCCATACGGGTATAAAGCCGTTGACGCAACTTTTAACCTAAACAGTTTTGGAACTTTTGATACCGATCTTCAGACTGGTGATGTTTTACTTGGAACGAAGAAGAATGCCGGATATATAATGCTAGACCCTGGGGCTGGAACTATAATCAAAAAGATTAAAGTATTTTCTTCTGCCGGTTCAGCTTCTGATGCGTTGTATGTCTGGACTGAACGTAATTTATGGAAGATTGTACCTGTGGCAACTGCTTTAAGTGACGGCTCGATTGCTCACACTATCCAGGTAATAGTAGACGGTAAAGGTACAACTTCACCCAAAAGTGTAATTCAAGTAGGTAACGATGTTAAGTTCTACGATTTTGATAACATCTATTCTCTAGGAGAACAAGCTACTTATCAGAACATACGAATATCTGCCTTATCTGGGCGTATTAAAAGTGAAATAGACGGTGTAGCAACGGCGGGTAAAAGTAAAGTAGTAATGGGGTTCTTCAAAGACAGATTGTGGTTTGCTTATCAAAAAGGAACTTACAACGACAGAGTAAATATCTGGGATTCACGCTTAAACGCTTGGAGTCCACCCTTTGAGGGGTTGAATATAGGTTGGTTGCTAGACTTCGTTGAGAGTGACGGAACACATCGCTGGTTAGCAGGTTCTTCTAGTGAGAGTTATGTTTATGAACTTTTGACAGGAACTGATGATGGGGGACTTGCAATTGAGTCGGAGTTTGAGACTAAATCACTAGATTGTGGATTACCCGGACTTATAAAGAGATTTGGGTTTGCAGATGTATTTTATGGGATGTTATACGGGACAATTAGTTACCAAACCTTTGTCGATGAAGTGCTTGCGGTTACAGGTCAGATACAACTTGGTAATTCAACCTCCGTGCCTTCGGGCGCAGGTACGCAACCAGCGGGTACTTTCTTAGCAGGTCAAGAGTACGACCCAAATACTACCTTTTCCACTTTAAGACAAAACTCATCTTTCAGAATAGATTTAGGTTATGTCGCTGGTAAAAGGATTTCAACAAAATTTATCAATAATCAAACTGGAGAACAATTTACAATAAATAGTATAATATATTATTTCCTCGCAGGTGATATAAATGAGACATAATAAGAAAGGAATTTTATGGAGCTGAAAAATGCGCAAGCGGATGTTTTGCTGAATGATATTGCAATCGGAGCCACTACCGCTACTCTAACAGGTGGTAACTTCGGCACGCCTGTCGGAGCGATCTACTTGACTTTCGACTACAATGTCTCTGCTAATTACGAGGTAAAACTTTGCACCGTAGCAGGAACAGGTATAACAGGTATGTCTCACATCTCGGGAGCAAATGTCGCCCACACTGCAGGTTGTAAGGTGGGTAGAATGATAAACGCCGAAGTAGTCCAACATTTAATTGACGGAACTGGTTTTGATGCCGGTGCAATCCCTACTGCAGCGATCGCCAATGGTGCTGTTACTTCAGCAAAAGCAAAACTAACTTGCGGACAAGTTGTTTCAACTACCGATACTTCTGTTGGTGCAACTCCAGCAGATATAAATGGTGCCACTGTAACTTTATCTGTTACTGTTGCATCAGTAATCACAGTTAATGCTATTTTTGGTGTTAAATGTGTTTCTCAAAACTTTTTTTCAGGACTTATATTGATTGATGGAACCAGTGTAGGTATTCCTGCATCTTGCGAACCACCAGCAACAAATTATGGTGCGAGTTATCCAGCCACTTGTTGTGTTAACCTTGCTGTTGGTTCACATACAATAAAGTTACAAGGAGTTCGACAAACTGGTTCTGATTCAGCAACATTTATAGGAACTGGAAATTGCGGTTTTACTTATTCAATAGTCAGTCAATAATATAAAGGAGAATTATGCCAATTAAAAAAACAGGAAAAACGAACGGAAAATCAAATGCAAAAGGTATGGGAGGTCGTGCGGCACAATTAAAAGCACAAGGAGTGCCAGGTGGTGTCATTGGTAATCTAGCCAGAAAAGCAGGAGCGGCAATAGGTCAACCAAATTACCACGGGAAAAAAAGAGTAATTAAGAAAGGAAAATAATGGAATACGTAAATAATGGTTACGGTTGGAGGTTCAAAGATAATGGAGATCGTTCTATTGGTGTTGACTATTTTGATGCCAATGGTAATCCGATATCTAATACACAGTTTGCACAAGGCACAGCAAATACCTCAGCACCACCAGTCGCAAATATAGAAAGAGCGGCTCAACAAGGTTATCAATCTTATGATAGTTGGGCTGGTGATAATGGATTGCCTAACTCAACAGGGATAATGGATAATCCTGCAACTTCTCAAAAAACGAATCAGACTGATGCACAAAATCAGGCATTAGGTTCTAATAACCCTAATATTGCCCCTAACTGGAATCAAGCACCAGCCACACAACAAACCAGTCAGCAAACAGGTGGTTCTACTGGTGGTACAAGCGGTGGAACAAAGCTGTTTGATTATAATGGTGTTAGATACGATGGAAACAACCCTCAAGATATGCAGGCATACTACGCCGTAAGATCGGGTGAGATTGATAAACAACTTTCAGACGCTCTTAAAAATGGTCAGTTTGATCAAGTTAAACAACTTGTTGATTACAAGGCACAATGGGATCAGCAAGGTAAAGATTTACTTGCAGGTTATGGACAGGGTGTAACTAACAGACAGCAATACTTTCAAGGGTTAGGTGGACGGGCTTATCAATCTTCAATGGGAACTTCGGGACAATTCGCCTTAGATCAATTAGGTCAAGCACAAACTCAGAGAAACACCGACCTGGCGTCTAATAATACCGCTATGGATCGTGCTTACCAGCAATTTATAGATCAGAACACACAGACTGCTCAAACCGCTAAGGATACTTTAGCCAACGCACAACCTGGAATGGACACCAATCCCACCCTGGCAGGCTACACACCCCAACAAGGTGCCCAGACTGATATTTCCCAGTACACGCCATATACGACTTTCAGTCAGTTAGTTAATTCACCTATGGCACAACCAGCGGGAGTTTCAGGTATGACTTTATCAGCGAAACTAAAGCAACTTCAAGACCCGAATACCTTTAACTTAAACGACTATATGCTAGGTAAAGCAGGAGTCTAATGTCATTTTGGACAGATTTACTAAACAAAGGTAAACAGGCGGAACAGTCGGTGGGCAACTTCTTTAGAAGCAACCCCTCACCGGTTAGTTTTGTCAAAAAACAAATACCTAGAGCAAGGGACTTGTTTAATAATCAAGCAAATAATTTTAGTGTAGGTATGAATACTCTCCCACAAAAAATAAACCAAAATGTGATTCAGCCAGTAATGAGAGTTAATAATACTATCCAAAGTAGTCCAGTTTTTCAGAATACAGCAAAAGTCTATCAAGGTTTGGCTGGTGTTAATACACTCAAAAACCAGACAAATATGATCAAGGAAAACATAGTCCAACCTTTTGCCAGAGCTACAGGAGAAATCGGTAATACTTTGATGGGTGGGACTAACTTTGTACCAACGGGAACAATCCAAAAAGCCATCTACGGAGACAAACCGGTAATAAGTTTGCAACAACACGCCAAAGCCAACCAAAACTTTATGAAACAACATGGTATGGGTGGTGCGTCGGGTGTGTTGGGTACTGCAGTTACCGGCCTAGCCATAGTGGGTGCATTGAATCCAGTCGGAGGTGGTGGAGAAGAAACTAAACTAGCAAGTGTTCTATCTAAAGCCAGTGATTTGAGTACGGTTAAAAGTATTTTAGGGAAAAACGCCGCAAATTATTCTGAAGATGTCTTAAAAGGATTTGTAAAAGAAAAAAATCCTGCAGTAATTTTAGATACACTAAAAAACACTCCCAAATCTATTTCCACCCCCCCTCTTAGTAATGAAGCAAAAAAAGGTCAAGAGATTTTTAATCTCTCAAATGAAAAGCCGACTAGTGTTGTGAAAAAGTTAGATATTGCAAAGGCAAACAATGACACAGTAAACAGTTTTAAAGAGCGGGGTATTGATGTTTCATCCGCGAACCACCAAGTTGATAATTTTGCCTTGCAACACGCCTACAACGAACATTCAGGAACGGTTGCACCGCTAAAATCCGCGAACGAGATTCCGCTAGTCAAAGACGATTTCAAATTGATTCCGGACATAATAAGAAATCACGATTCTATTGAATATGTTGGCAAAACACCGCAGGGGCTAGATACTGTTCGTTATACAAAAAGATACAACGGGACTACTTATTATTTGGAAGAGTACAGAAGTGGGCGGAACACTTTGAATATGAAAACGATGTATAAAAACAAAACACCCGCCGTAAGTGCGAACGATGCAATGCTTCGCTCAGAACGTCCGTCTCTTAACGAGACCCCGACACCGGCTGGTGTTTCTGGTACAAGTGTAACGCTAAAACCAGATTCTGTCAATGGCGCAACCCCTCTTAGTAATGAAGCAAAAGGGATAACTCAAGCATCTACAGTCCCCCCTGTTGAAACTTTACCTCCAACTGCTACTACGACTCAACTTTTAGATAAAAACGCACAACAGGGCATAGAACCCCTCGTGGGTCAGGGAGGAAAGGGTGTTGTAGAACCAATCACCAAACAACGAGGTTTTGTTTCATCAGTTAAAAATTCCAATGAAGTTTCACCAGAAGTTCAAAAGATGATTCAAAGTGAATATAAAGTTGGAACTAACGCTGAAAAAATTGCCAAAAGCACACAGGCGATAAATAATTTAGATCAATCTACAACAAAAGCGCTTTCAGATATTAGTCAAACCGCAGGTAGAATGACCCCTCAACAGATTTCAGATGCTATTATGACTGCCAAATCTCACGACGCACTTGGGACTGATGCAGGACATCAAATGGCAAATACTATTTATAATGGACTTGCCAAACACGCCACTGGTAAAGCACAAGGTTTGCAAGCGTTTTCTTTGTTATCGAATAGAACACCAGAAGGAATGAAATACTCAGCAGTCAAAACTCTTGAAAATGCTGGTGTGAAAGTTGATGGTGCTATAGCCAAAAATCTTGAAACTGCAATGACTGAAGTTAAAAGTACTTCTGCTGGTTCTGATGAGAGAAATCTCGCTACTCAAAAACTAATTAAATTTGTAAATGATAAAATACCTCGTAGTAAATACGATGCTGGTATAGGTTTGTGGAGAGCAGGACTCCTGACAGGACCGGAGACAATCGCTAAAGTAGGTGTTTCACATCTAGTTACTGCTCCGATTGAACTTGCCTCAAGACCGGTTAGTGCTGCAGTTGATAAAATTACTTCTCTATTCACTGGTGAAAGGGGTTTAACATACAATCCGATACAAGATACCGCTAATTTTGTTCAAGGAGAGGGCAGGGGCATAAAAGCGATGGGGACTAAAATCAAGACTGGTTTGGATATGCCCCACACGGGAGGATTTGAACAAACTTTAGGCAAGGGAACACACGAAACTGCTTACGAGAGAACGGTGATGAACGCTCACGGTGTTTTGCCAAAAGGAAACTTCGCCGGTGCTTATGATATGAACATTGGAGAATTGGCACGAACCGAAGGAATGAATCTTGGTAAAAAAGGTGCTGAACTCACACAATATGTTTCTGATATGACTAAAAACCCTTCTCAATCAATTATAGACAAGGCGACTCTGGCCGCTGAAAAGTTTACCAATATGAACCGCACAATATCAGGTAATGCTATTAGTCAAGTACAGAAAATACCTTATGTTGGTAAGATTTTAGCTCCTTTTGCTCGAATACCAGGTTCTATCGCTGAGAAAGGTATTGTTGACTATACACCGTTAGGATTAGGCAAAGGTGTAGTCGAGGTGATAAAAGGAATTAAATCTGGTTCCTTCGATCAACGAGCGTTTTCCGAGGCAATAGGTAAGTCTTTAACTGGAACGGCGGCAGCGACCGCAGTTGGTTTTACTATGATGGCTAAAGGTAGAATGACTCTAAAAGCTCCGACAGACGCCAAAGAGAAAGCCTTGTGGGATGCACAGGGTAAAAAACCTAATTCAATCCTTGTTGGAGGTAGTGTTGATTCTAACGGTATCGCTCACGGCGGTCGTTGGATTTCACTAAACGCTTTCGGACCAGCTGGAATTGCTGTCGGGTTAGGTGGGGGATATAAACAAGCTCTAATACAAGGGAAAGGACACGCCGGAGCAGTTGTTGATGCCGCCGCTGATGCCGGAAGACTGGTAGCCGACCAACCTTACTTAAAAGGTATTTCAGGGTTTGCTAATGCTCTTAACGATCCGACAAGATATGCACAAACTTTTATGAATAGCACAGTGGGTTCGATAGTTCCTGCCGGTATTTCGCAAACAGCCAGAGGGATAGATACCCAACAAAGAGACTATCCGAATACGGTTGCTAATACTTTGGCAGCCAATATCCCTATACTAAGGGGAAAAACTATCACCCCTCAAAGAGATATGTTTGGGTCAACCTTACCTGGTTCTAACCCTAATGGAACCGTCTTAGGTGGAGTTTTGGGAACTATAAATCCTTTCTATCCATCAGCACCTAGAAATGCAAACGACCCAGCAACTCAAGAACTTCAGAGGCTTTATGATGTCGCTGGATCAAGTAAAACTGATGTACCGGTGCCATCTACATTGACGTCAGATCAAACTTTGATACCAAAAACACCAAAAGTTACATTGAACCAACAACAATTAGACAATCTTGAAAAATCTGGTCAAGTTATTCAACAGAAAATGAACGATACGATCAATACTCCCGCTTACCAGCAAGCAGATGATGCGACTAAACAAAAAGCACTTGGTCAAATTATTGACGATACCAGAACTGCTGCTAAGTTGAATTTGGCGACTACGGGTGATGCGATGGGTAATGGAAATTCAGGTTTAATCGGTTCAAATCTTAACAAATCGGCTCAACAGACGATTGATAAAGCCAATTTTGAGAAGTCCGGCAAAGCAATGCAAGTTATAGGCGATACTGTTTGGCGTAGAAATACTGACGGAACTGGTACTCCTACACCTAAAATCAAATATGATTATCAACTCGGAACTGCGACAATGGTTAAACAAAAAACCTCCGGCGACTTAAAAGGTTGGTTGACTACTGCACAAGTTAAAATAGATTCGATAAACAAACAACTCCAAGATCCAACTATTGATCCGTTAGAAGCGATTCAACTCCAGAACGACGCTCAGACAATTTCAGACAACGCCGCCAAGTATTTAGGTTATGGTGGATTTACTAAGGGGAAAAGTGGTAGTAAGAAAACTGCCAGTATAACCGCCTTGAAAAATTTTAAAACACCCACCTTCACTAAATTAGCAAAAACAGTATCAACAGGTAAAATAGCATTAAAAGCGCCGAGAATCTCGGCAAGCGAACTCGCAAGAGGTCGTTAATAAGAAAGTAGGATTATGGGAACTTTACCAGCCGGTCTGAAAGCATTTCAGGCCAAGAAAAAAGCAGGACAGTTAGGTAAACCGGTGGTTACGAAGACAGCAATGCCTTTCGGACAACCAGGAGCGATGCAGTACGGCGGAGTAAGCGGTAAGAGTTTGGCAGTAACTGAACCGACTGGGAAGAAAGTTAACCTTAAAAAGGCTCTTAAGAAACACGGCCCAAAGAAAGGTTCAACGTGCTAGAAGAAGAGATTGAAAATGAGGTAGATCCATTTTCCGAATATACTGTCAAAGACCACTCCAATACAATTTGCGAACATTTTTATTGTGAGGATGAAAAACAAGACCCAAACTCTGAACTTCTAAGTGTTAGGTGTATAAAATGCCCTTCGGGTTGCAATATTGACCCTAAATTGTTCAAAGTTTTAGATGGAAAGATCGTCAAATGCTAAAATCGCCTCAGCAAATTATTGACGAAATGCGCCAAATTGACGATGGCAAACAAGAGCGGACAAGTACCGCTGGTCTTATAAAAGAGATTATTAAAGACGCCAAACAGTTCTTTGACGACCTTTTCAAGAAACACACAGACAAACTTTCCAAGAACAAATTTAGTGTTGAGGTCAAAAACTTTCCTAAACCACCCGATGTTCAAAAGATAGACGGTTCAGTCTCCCTAAAAGACACTAAGGCGCTTCTTATCGGACTCAATGAGATCATTAAAGTCGTCGAGAACACCAAGAAGAACGTAGAAACGCAGACCAAGCAACTTGAAAAGAGTCTGAAGCCAGAGAAGACGGATTTTTCTTCTCTTGAAAAAGCAGTTAAAGAGATTGTAATTCCTGCCCCTCTAAAGGAAATCTCCGTTGATAACCAAATAGACTACAATGAAAAACTTGATCTGATTAAAAAGGAAATATCTAAACTAAAGCTTGACCCGAAGATAAATGTTGAAACAAAAGCCTCAGATGTAACAATAGACCTTGAGGGGGTGAAAAGTCGTTTACAGACCGTTGTAGAGGCAATTAAAGGTATACCTGTAACAGAACCCACCGAGATAGACTTAAAACCTTTGATAAAATCTACAAAGGAAACCACAGATGCTATTGAAGCGTTACGATTCCCTGTACCTAGTGGGAAAGTAACAATAAACAACCCAATGACTTCTACCGGTGGGCTCCCCACCACCGATGTTGGTTCTGATGACCAAAAAATTATAGATACTTCAGGGCCGGTTTATATCGGACGTGCCGCAAGGGGTGTGGCGACTTCAGATACAGGTTGGCTTTTGACCAAGATTGTCACCATTTCACCAATAACCATAACTCACGCCATAGATAGTTGGGACAATGCAAAAACGAGTGCCGTTTATAGTTAATTAAAGGAGAAATATGGACATAAATTCAATTAGTTTAGTCGAAGATGGAGATTTTACCTTTCACGTCTCGTTTATGTATGGAGACCACAACTTGGTTACGGGAGAACTCCCTCGCACCGTTTCTCAAGATGATGTTTTAAGTACAATTCAAGGGGTGGTTGATAACTGGGAGTCTTCAAGAGCCGATGACAACTTTGTTTCACTAAAAGAAGTGTTTGCAGACCAGACCATTTCAATATCGGATACCAAACAAGGTAAAGTATTAAGTTTGAGTCCTACCATAACCGCGATTAAGGAGTAATTTGGCCTCACGTGTAGCAGTAGCAGACGGACCGTTTTCAACCGCAACCACTTGGGGTCAAGTTACTAATACCGAAACAATCCACGCCACCACTAATATAACCCCCACTACGGGTTCTTTCACAGCTACTTTCACCGCTCCAGGATTATTAAACTCTTGTCTTGGAGTTTTGATGTATGTCGCAACCAAACCTGTATCTCCCTATACTTATACTGTCACCCTTCAAGAAAATTCAGTCGATACGATAGCGGCAGTTACGGTAGACTCCAATAACTTTCCACCGGCAGGTAATTGGATATTTTTTAAGTTTACTACTCCGTATTTGTTTACATCTTTAACGGCAGGTTATTATCGGTTCAAAGTAGTCAGAAACGGTGCGTCTGGAACTTCGGCTATCTTTGCCGCTGATGCCGCAGGTACAGCAATAGCTTTTATAACCCCCGATGATAGGACTTCCGTACCAGCAGCGACAGAAAATATTTATGTTGTCGGAGCAAACGGTACTGGGACGGTCTCAATAACGATGGACGGAACACAGGCATGTGGAGCGGGTACAGACACCGTTCTAGCTATCCAAAGAACAGTGGGAAACGGAATCACGGTTGCTGGCAACGGACTTCTAAACTGGGATATCGTGGCTTCGGCAACTCTAACCTGCAAGGGCAATGTAATCGTCTCAGACGGCGGAGAGATAAGAATGGGAACTGTGGCTGTTCCATATCCTGCCGCACGACTAGCAAGACTTGCTTTTGAAGAAAATGGCGTGACTACGAACTACGGTATGGTTCTTTTTGGTACAGCCAAACGAACTTTAGTAGGATCACCTAAATCTTCGACTTTACTGTATAAGACAAAATACGCTTCAGGGGTGGGAACGGCGGCTGACCCACTAATTGTTGCGGATAATGTCGCTTGGTCGGTTAATGATGAAATCGTGATTTACGCCACTTCGGATAATGCTACTAATTATAACGAGGCCGAAACCAGATTTGTCAAAACAGTAGTCGGGCCGAATAGTTATGTTATCTCTACAACAAAGGGCGGAGGGGAAGCGGCACTGACTTACACCCACACCACAGAAGCTTGGGTTTTGAATGTAGAGAGGAATGTTTTAATTGATACTACTAATACGGTTTATGGTTTCTATTCAGTAAATAACGTGACAACAGCGGGTAATGTTACTACGAAATGGGTGAGAATCGAGACTTTCGGTTCGGCGACGGCAGGAAAATTTGGATACTATGTATCCACTACGTCTCAAGAATCTATTGATTATGTCGTATTCTATCGGGGGCTGTCACAGTATGGGTTTTATTTTTCTTCGGCATCAACAACCAGTATTTACACTGGGAATATTATTTGCAATTCTTCAACAACTATAAATTTCAATGCTTCTGCCAATAAAAGTTTCAATGACCTTTTTATCGTAAAATGTGTAGGGGCGGGAATGGGGTATGTCGGTGGATCACTGTCTAACTTAACATTTAACGGACTATACATTAACGCTTTAACGGGAGGTATTACCACCAATGGACTTACGATGGCGGGAAATAAGTTAAATTTCAGTAATGTTGAAATAAACGCTTGCAGGGGTAATGGAATAAACACTATAGGTTCTATGGTTGATACGGTTTTCACAAATTTATTATGTGGGACAAAGGGTAAAAACGGAACTGCACAGTATGATATATCTTTAGGAGCGATATATAATAATATTTTATTCGATAACTGTTCTTTTGGGTCGAACAATTTTATTACGGGTTATTTATTACTAGCTTTAGGTTCGGAAATTAAGTTTAACAAACTACAACAAACCGACAACAATCACTTCTGGTACACCAACTACGGTTCGGCTCGTTCTGCGGGAGCGACTTTAACCGATACTATTGTCAGGACTCCTGGTTCTCTGGCAGTCGTACTTCGACCAGAGAGTCTGACAGGTTTTACTTGGTCGTTTAACATCTTCGCCAAAGCCAATTCTTCTGTAAATTTCTTGGGTTATTTTATGAAGAACGCCGCCTTTTCAACAGATGTGGCCAGAGTGGAGTTGTGGCTTCCTGGTTCGACAGTAGCCGATGCGACTTTTACTTTAGCCGATAACACCAACTGGCAGATGTGTTCTTTGGCGGCTAATTACGCTTCTGCAATCAACGGACTGGCTACGATTAAAGTGATTGGACTGACAGCCACCGCTTCGGCTTACTTATACTGTGATGATTTTTACAATTCAGGTAATACAGTGACTTCCACCGACCCAGTAACAGGATTGGATACTTGGTATCAAGGCAAGCCCGTTTCGATACTTTCTCCTTCTTCGACCGTAGGTAACATTTTAGCCAACTTACTTTCAACTAATAACAAGATTATTGACGAGAACGGTAAATATTCATTAATAGTATAATTATGGAAAAAACACGAACAAAAATCCACTCAGAAGACCACGATCAAATCGCTAAACTAGCGAGGGATTTGGAGTTTCATTGTAAGCAAAATGAGAGCAGAGACAAACTCGTAGACGAAAGAGACCGCAAAACTGAAAAAAAGATAGACCAGTTACTTCCTTTGGTTAACTTAATCCCGACACTTAACGATATAGTAGAGAACCAAAAAGCCAATATTTATATGGGTAGAAAGATATTGAAAATTATCGGTTATATTTCAGCAGTCATTGGATTGTTGTATCTAATATTTAAATTTTGGAAAGATATAAAGTGAAATACCACTTTGCTCACCTAAATCGGATAGATGTATCTGTCGGCCAACCTGTCCAGAAAGGTCAGGTTATTGGATTGATTTGTGTAATAGGTTGGATTTTTTGGCGGAAGGAGATAAATTGAAACTCGTAGACTACAGTTACGCTCGGCCTGACCCTGCATATATTAAGGCACAGGGTTTTGGCGGCGTGATGCGGTATTTATCGCCGACGCCAGGTAAGAACCTGTCGGCTGGTGAGAGAGATGCTCTATTCGCTCAAGGTTTGGGTATTGGGTTGGTTTGGGAGTCAACAGCTAACCGAGATCTTTCAGGCAATTTGGCTGGAGAAAATGACGCAAAGGCGGCCATAGGTCAGGCTAATAGTTTAGGTTTTACTGGTGCAATTTATTTTGCTGTTGACTTCGACGCTGCCGAGTCAGACCAAGCAGTAATAGATTCATATTTTGATGGAGTCAATAGAATTATTGACCCTAACCGAGTCGGCGGTTATGGTGGATATTATGTTATTAAAAGATTGTTCGACCACGGTAAGATCAAGTGGGGTTGGCAGACTTATGCTTGGAGTGGCGGACAGTGGGACCCAAGAGCACAGATAAGGCAAGTCAAGAATGGCCAGTGGAACGATACAGTAGATTTTAACGAGACTGGCAGTGATAACTGGGGAGGACAATTTAAAGAAGGAGTTAATATGGGTAATAGAGTAATTTGGGACGGTAATGTAGAGGTGATTTTAACTCAAGGCCAAGTTGATGAGATGAGTAGTATTTTCGGGTTAAGTCACACTTATAACGGAAGTGAGAGTTGGGGTTTTGTGCAAGAGTGCGAACGAGCAGCACAAGCTAAATTTACAGAGTTAGCCAACAAACCACCAATTGAAGTCATCAAAGAAGTAGATTCTGCTGAAACACTTAAAAAACTATCTGACGCTAACACCAAAGTTGTGGAACAGGCAGCCGAAATAGATGCCCTTAAAAAGGCACCGAAGGCTCTACAAGACGTTCCAACCCCAACAGGGGATAGTTGGTGGGTTAAGTTATTAAAAGCTTTTAAAATATTAAAATAAGGAGAAAGATGAAACCAGGTTACAAAACAAGTGAATTTTGGTTGAGTGTTGCGGCTTCATTGGTTGGGTTTTTATACGCTTCCGGTATAATTTCCAACGGTTCGGCTTATGATAAAGTTTTAGCAGTTGCCGCAATGGCCCTAACCGCATTAGGTTATTCAGTATCACGTGGTATCGCTAAGTCTTGCTAAAACTTGACTTTAGAAATCAGAAACAATATAATCGGTAGCGTCGGTAATTTTACCCTTATAGGCCACCTTGTTGAGGTTCATAATCAGGTATATATGCAAAACCGATTCTTATAAGACACGCTCGGAGAAATCTAGGCGTGTTTTATTATACCAAAAACCGCCTTATGGGCGGTTTAGGTAGTCTTTTATCTGTTCTTCAATCCATTTTGAGAACGATGTTCCTATTCTAAGTAATTTTATTCTCAATCTTGTATAAAGACTTTTGTTGACAATTATTGTAGTGGTAAATTTTCTATCCATTTTACAATATCTACTCCCTTCTCTTTGATGTTTATAAACTGAAGCAATTTATCAGACCAACCAGTTAAATGAGTAACTTTGCCACCTGAAATATCGTGTGTGCCGTATCCTTCAATATCAATAGCATATATAAACGGGTCAGAGCCAGTTATTCTTTTAAATTGATTATATGATTTCTGAACTGAAAATTCATTCCAGGATTCGTTGTCTGAGAGGATAAAGATTCTATCCCATTGACCCTTCTCGGCATATTCAAAGACTAATGAAGTTTGAGTCCCACCACCCATTGCTTCTTTTTGGATTCTATCTGCAATATCAACAACTGGGGTACGAGTCGAAGGTGCAAACTCTTTTAATGAAGTGTCATACAAAACCACTTCGCAATCAGTTTTTTTAATCAAAGCACCAGCAAATATCGATGCAATTTCGATTGGTTTTCCGCTCATCGAACCGGAAGAATCAACCGCTATTAAAGTTTTGCCTTTCAACTCGTCTAAATTCCCGACTGAAATATCCATTGCTTCCGAGATAGCATCAGACAGTTTTATATTACCGGTGACATTTGTATAAGCGGTATAAAATCTAAACGGAAGCTGTCGAGACTTTTTAACTTGTTCCTGATCGGTCAAAATATTACAAACTTTTTCGATGGTTTTATCTGAAACATCATACTTAACCAGGTTATTTAAGTTTCTTAAAATTGCCATATAACCCATTTTATCTTCAGATATTAGATTTTCCCAAGTTCTAGCGTCAGCGACCTTAGACACTTCTTGTTCCCAAGTGTCATCTGCCTTTAGAACACCGTCTATGAGTTTTTTGGCGTGTTTGTTACCTTTGGGGTGGGTTAAATTGAATAAATCAACCAATGACCACTTAGAACCTTCCTTGCGGTACTTTCCAAGTTGATATTCTGAGAAATTGTTTAACGATAGAGCAACACCTTTTTTGACTTGATTGGGTAACGGTTTTCCAAGATAAGCACAAATTTCTATTAAATCGTCCGGCCTAACTGCTATTTTAGGAATTATGTCCTTGACTACACCTTTGTAAATTTTAGATATTTCCCCAATCAGCAAATGAGAAACGGAGCGCATATTAAACTCTTGCCTGGCCACAATTGCCAATTTGCAAGCAAAGTCTGCTCCGACTTGAGGAATTAAGTTTTTGATTCTCTCAATTCTTTCATCTCCGGATTCGTAAAATTTATCCTCTAAAAAGGTCGTCAAAACAGCAAACACCAGTTCGCTTTTGGCGTCTTTGGAAAATGATTTACCTCCGGCTAAATTTTCAGTCTTGTTAGACTCTTTGACATTGAACCTTGACATAGACCTCCTTAATAAAAAAACTGGAGAAAAATCGTCAGCGATTTTATATAAAAAGATGAAATCGTTTGACTCACTACCCGCTGTTATTTTAATGTGCGGAGAAAACGAGATCGGAGATGTCCCCGCCTTTCAGGGGACTGGCTTTCAGCAAGAAGTAACCGAATCTCTCACTACCGCAATTACTATTATATAGTTATATATTTATTTGTCAAGACCCTTCTTATTTTTGGGCTATTGACAAAGATAATTAGATGCTATAAAATAGAATTACGATGACAAACTACATAAGCACAATTTGTGTCTATATAGTTCAAACGAGAGTTTGTGGAGTTTGTATATTGTCCAAACTAGCCATTGCGTAAGCTCTGGCTTTTTTGGTACTCGTGACCCCAGCCACCGATAGGCATTGTGAGCGAGTAATTAAATAATTTGACAATAAAAGTTCGGACAAACGGATACCTTAATGACGGAAGAATTAGCACTTTAAAAACCAATACATAAGAATATCCTTGTTACTTCTTATTTGTCTTCTCCTCTACTTCCTGAAGAAGGACAACGGCTGGAAACAGGGGGGGTGTATTGGTACTAATCAGGCCATAGAAATGAAAGAATTTAAAGAAAAATGGAAACCCATAAAATTTTTAGCAAGTAAAGAATTAAGAAGAAAAATAAGAAGAGATGCGAAAGAGTCCGGATTAAACATAAGTGATTACTTAAGAAAACTAACGGAGGAGAAATGATAAGTCTAACAACAGAAGAAGGATTATGGATTTACGAACTCTTAGAAAAAAAAGAACTTGCTAAAGATCGTGAAATTGATGACAGATACCAACAAATTAGATCAAGTATTTTTAGTCAAATAAATAGTGCTTTAGAAATGCAAGATGATTTAAGTAGGTGATTTTAAGTAACTTCATTAACATAGAAAGGAAAGTATGAAGACCTTAGGAATCATTGGGATCGTAGTTAGTAGTCTTTGGATACTGATCGGGTTGTTTGATTTATCAGCACCAGGAGTCTGGCTGGTAGTGTTGAGTTTTGGTTACTTTCTAGCTTTATCAATTAAGTCATTGGAGGCCTAGATGCTTGCCTTTGAGATTTTAGCAGCGTCCTGTCTGTTCCTGGCTGTTGCAGTTATTCTAGTAAACGCCAAAGTAGATGCAAAAAAAGACAACAAGAAGTCTTGGTAGTCTGCCGAGTCCGCCTCGGGCGGGTTCGCTAGATTATTAACAAAGGAGCATATGAAATTTTTAGAAAAATGGGAAATTATTTTAATAATAGCTCTTGCACTTCTAGCGGTTGGGTTTTTTGAAATTGGAATTATAAACTTAAAATAGGAGATAGTATGAACAAGTTTGAAGAAGGCGTGAGAGAGTTTGTTAGAAAGTGTCAGGCTGGCAAAAGACAGTCTCCCTTAATAGCTGCCAGACAAAAATGTTTGGATTGTTGTTGTTACCAATATGCCGAAGTAGAAAAGTGTCCGGCCAATGATTGTCCGTTGTGGTTTTTTCGTAAGGGCAAGAACGAAAGCGGTAAAATTATCCCGTCTGGTAAAAAGTGGACACTAACATCCCGCTAGGAATGCCTCTGTTTGCTTTTCCGACTCCGTAAAAAAGGCCTTCAAAATTACGAACACCCCAAAAAGGTACAAACATACCACCAAGGAATAAAAATGATCGAACTCACAGACGAAAACAAAAAGAATATCTTAAAATTGCCTAATCAAGAAACTTTGATGCGTTGGATGGTGTTAAAAAAAATACCTTTTCATTTATATCGTGATATTGTAGATTATCATAAAGCGTTCCACAAGGCTAATGAGTAATATGTGCTATTGACTTATGTCTGACAAGGGTGTACAATGGGAACTAGGATGAGGAACGACAGCCGACCGCTAATAAACGACCACCGGCATAAAACGGAACATCCATAACTTAAAACTAAAAGGAACAAATGAAAATCAAAATCAACCACAATTACGGACAAACAAAAAAAGAAGAGATTAGCCGAGATTTGCGTTTTAACGACAAGATTTGGTGTAAAGGTAGTGATTACCGTATCAACACCAAAAAACCTCGCAGAAAGCCTTGTAAGACCTCCAGAGGGCATTTCTTAGCCAAATTACACTTCTACTCCGCTGTTATATTTTGCACAATTATTTTAGGAGCGTGTTCCTTACAGTATTTACCCAAAGAAACGCAAAAAGTCGTTACAACCGAATCTGTGTTGGCGGCAGAACCGATTGTAGCACCGGTTGTTCCCGACTTGTGGGAGAAGTATTTCGGAAGTCAAGCCGACTTAATGAAAAGGATTTGCACCGCCGAGTCGGGTTTGAACGCTAATGCGATGCACAAAAACACAAACGGAAGCTGGGATTATGGAACTTGCCAGTTGAATACTATCAACTCAAAACTTTGGCAAGGACAAAACATTTTCGATTTGGAAGTAAATCTTGCTACTGCTAAAAAGGTTTTAGATTCTCAAGGTTTAACTGCCTGGACTGTTTATAAGCAAAATAAATATTAAGGAAATTATGGGAAAAAGAATTACATTTAGAGCCGATGATGAACTGTGGGAGAAACTGCAAAAGATCGCCAAGCATTTAGATCGGAATATGAGTTGGGTTATTAAAAGAGTTTATCTAAAAGACGTCATCAAAGACGCCGATAAAATTAAATAATTGGAGGAATGCGATGATTAGCACACGAGACTACTACGACAAAGGTATGGATATGAGCGACCTGGAGAACGGAAAACCGAGCAATAACTTTGGTCTAAGATGTATTAAGTGCCAGGAGAGACTAACCAAAGAAGACGAACTTTATTCGCAAAAACTCTGTCAAGATTGTAACCTAGAATTACACGGAGAACAAAATGGAGAAATTTAGGTTAGAAAATGTCCACACAATGTTACAAGTTATGATTAAAGAACTCGAAGACCTAGCCAAGTATGTTCGGGAAGGAATCGATGAGTCAACCAAATAACGAGGAAGGATTTGATTGCGAATGTGAGATATGCGGTGCACCGATTCTTTACTCACAAGCCGTCAAAACAAACAGAGAATACGCCGCAAGTTTATGTAGTAAATGTAGTAAATATCAACCTAGCCGTCCGTTTTAAGGAGAAAATGCAAAAAAATATCATAGTACAAAAAGTTTCATACAAAGACGGTACTGGTGCAAAGGGACACTGGAACAAAACAGGTATAATGGACGCGGATAATGTTTGGTATTCCACTTTTAACAAAATAGACGTTAAAGAGGGCGGACAATACAATATCGAATACGAAGAGTCCAACGGATTTAACAACATAAAAAACATAACTCCAGCAGGCGGAAACACACCAGCAGCCTCAGACAACCGACAAAACTCTATTATCAGACAGCACTCTCAAGAAATGGCTTTAAGATACTTTTCTATAACACAAGAGGGTCTTTCTTTAGAGAGTCTTGTTAAGATAATTGACTGGTTTGAAGCAGACGCTAATAGTAAAGAATTGCCTTTTTAATTAGTCAACTATAGAAATAATAAAGGAGAAAGATGAAGATAGATGAAGCATATCGAGAGGCGTATCGTTTAGCAAAAAGGTTTCACGATTTCTACGAACAGTCCGCACCCTTATTTGGTTACGAAACTAAAAAGGAAACAAGAAGTTTTGACCCTGAAAGCCCCAACGGTCGTTTAATGGCTTGGGTTTGTTACGAAATAGTGAAGGAAGAAAAACAAGATTTAATAAAAAAGATAAAAGAAAAAGTTAAAGATGAAATAAAATATGAGACAGTAAGCAGTTTAGAAAATATAGAAATATTTATAAATGATTTTGAAGAAGATTA